TTTCGCCTTGGGGTCTGTGAAGCCCACAACGGCCGCTGCCACTGGTCCGGCCAGAAGATCAAGCCCGGCGATGCGTTGGACCTAGACCACGTTGTTGCGCTCATCAACGGTGGCGAGAACCGCGAGACCAACCTTGCGCCAATCCTTCGCGGAAAGCCGCACAAGGAAAAGACGGCGGCTGACGTCGCCGAGAAATCGAAGGTGGCGAGGATGCGGGCGAAGCATCTCGGCATTCACCCGGCCTCGAAAGCCAAGATCAGGTCTCGCGGCTTCCCATCCTCACGCCCCGGCTGGATAGCCGTACAGACAGCTACTACCGAAGAAAGGGACGCGGAATGACTGAACCTGTTTTTGTTTTCGGGAGCAACCTTGCCGGTCGTCACGGGAAGGGGGCCGCACTGTTCGCCGTTCGTCATAGAGGCGCGGTGTACGGTGTGGGTGAAGGCTTTCGCGGTAATAGTTATGCCATCCCAACAAAAGACGCTGCTCTGTCAACGCTACATCTGTATGGCTGCTACAGGCCGGAGTTGAAGTGTGGCAAGTCGCTGGCTTCCTTGGAATGACTGCCGATATGGTCGAAAGAAACTACGGTCATCACTCGCCGCTGTATCAGAAGCAGGCGGCAGATGCCGTCACCAAGAGGAGAGCGTGATGCAAGAAGTGATCCAATACGAAACACCTCGCATGACGAGAGAAGCGCGTGCTGCTGTCGAGAGATTCGCCAAGGCCATTCTTCACGGGAACGATGATCACCGCGACTGGCTTCTAGAGGCAGCATCCGCCTTCAACGCCGGCATTCCATTGCCGGCACCGCGCGGGAAAGGCGTTTCTGTTCTGTGACGGAAAAGAGATCATGACCGCAAATGAAATCGTGCTCCGGGGTGGTGATCGGTAGAGACCGCGCTCGCGCCAACGGCAAAGGATGTCCCTATTGCGGGAGAAAAATGAGGGTCGACGGCCCGCGAGGGGTTTGGCCGACACGAGATCATGTCCTGCCTCTATCGAAACAAGGGACAGCAATTCTGATTGTCTGCTGGGACTGCAACCAAAGGAAAGGCGACCTAATGCCGGACCTTTTTCTAGAGACGCTTCTCGGGTGTCAGAGAACGATTGCGCGCATTGCCATGATCGGGGCGCTAAAAACGGAATTGGCAAAAGGAAACCACGATGGAACAGATGCGACCACAATGGCACCGAAGCCCCGTAGATTACGGGGCGTGGCAGCGAGGCTACATGCCCCCTAGCGAACACGTCCTCATCGATGAACTGGCTTATCGCGGGGCAAAAGTGGTGCTCTCATCGTCATCGGCTGCTCGTGGCTTTTGGCTCGTTACCAAGGGCTACGAGAACAGCGCAGAGCTGCGAAAAATCGCACGGGTTCTCGCCAGTCAGATCGCAGCTTTGGAAGAAGCGGAGGAAGAGGCCGCCGAAGAGGCAAGGCGCACACTTTGCGCACAACAACCAGAACCATCAACCGACACCAAGCAGAACGAAACTGGGACAATAGCGGGAACAGAGAGTGACTAAATGGGCGGTACTGTCGTTCGGGACGATGGGGTCGTGCGTTCGAATCGCACCACTCCGACCAGAACCCGCATTAATTGGCGCACAACAACGCGCCATGTTCCGTATTTGTACTCACTCGCTTCCTGTGCTACAAAGTTCGGGCCGAAACGGTGCGTCAACACCGTCCGGCCCTAACCAGCCCAACCTTACAGGAGGTCGAGATGGCTGACCTATCCCCTATCACTGTTGCCCGTTTCTGGTCAAAGGCGTCGATCCCATCGACTCATGACGAATGCTGGACATGGAACGGCGCTATCGCTGGGAGCGGTTACGGCAGTTTTCATATCCCAGCAAAGGGATCTACAAGCGCCCACCGCATTGCCTATGGACTAGTTAACGGGAGCTGGCCCGACTCAGGCGTCCTTGTTCGCCATAAGTGCGATAACCCCCGCTGTGTGAACCCGCTTCATCTTGAGCTTGGTAATCATGTCGACAACGCGAAGGATATGGTGGAACGCGGACGTGGCCGAAATGGCGAACAAGCTGGAGCGCGGAACGGCCATGCAAAGTTGAGCGCCGATGACGTGGTTATTGTGCGTCGAATGATCGCGTCCGGTCTGACCAATACCGCGATTGCGCGATGCTTTCGGGTCCACCACGCAACGATTAGCGCAATTCGTTGTGGGCGCTCATGGGCGGCCTAGCAATGCCCGAACGCCGTCCATTGATGCGGCAAGAGAACTCGACGCGCGCCCCGAACCTAAAGCGGTGATGAAAAGGAGAAGACTGATGGGAAACGAAACTGCAAAAATGTTGCTTCGTGGCGAGAGCCCATGGGGCGAAATTATCGAGCGTCTTCCTGACGGGTCTGCCAGGCTCAGGATCGACAACACGCTTTGGAACGAAATGGATCAGAGCGAGCGGAAGAAAATTGGCGCGCCTGATATGCGGATGTCACACGGTTACAAAGAGAACGATATCGTCACCTGTCGACTGCACCCTGAATACAACAAATGGGTGCCCGTAGCCGACTGGCTTGGCATCTGAGCGCACAGACACCGCCCAAGAGGAAACAGACGACCCGCGCGCCCCGAACCTAGGAGAGAGATGATGAGCGACGTAATCCAATTCCCCTCTCGTGGAGGTGAAGTAGGAGAACCGCGAGACGACGCGAGATGGCGCGTTGATATTGAGTACCGATCCGAGGAGGGTGGACAATTCGCGTGCCATTTTATCGAGGAGATCGCGGACTTGCACGAAATCATCGAGCAAGGCCCTCACTTCGATACCATTGTGAAGTGCGTCATCACCGTCAACCGACAAAGCGGGGACATCCCGCGCCTTACAAAAGAACAGGCTGTTTTGCTATGACCGCTTCCGCGAAAGAGGTAATAGCAAGGTCGCTCTGCGTTGCAGACGGCAATGACCCAGATGGGGACTTTCGTGAATGCGGTCCGGTATTTCTGACCGTAGCCGTCGACCACCCAGAGCGTTGGCGCACGCGGATTCGTGAGGCAGACGCCATCCTCGCCGCACTTGATGCTGCCGGTCTCGTGGTCGTCCCGAGAGAGCCGACAGAGGCAGATGCCGTGACGAAAAGGAGAGCGTGATGGAACGCAAATATTCTCTGAAGGAAATCGATAGGATGAGGTCAGCTATCGAACTGTCGTACCCGACAGGCGTCTCGTTTCGTGGAGGCGAGAGATCGGCAGAGGTCGAAGACAGGCTGCGGACGTACATGCAAAACGGTACGACGCCAGAAGAACTCGAAAAAATGCGAGATGAGCGCATGGATGCTGACCGCCAACGACATGAGGCGGAACGGCGGTACCGTCAAGAATTGGCCGAAGCGAACCCAGCGCCATCTCCCCCAGAAACAGCGCGCGAAGTCATCGAACGATGGTTTGATGAATGCGTAGCTAAGTACGATGGCGCGGCTGCCGAAAGCAAGGAATTGTTCGACGGGTCCATGGGCATGACTTTGCTCCGATATGCCAACAAGCATGCTCCTGACGGGTGTAATATCACGATCCGTGATATGGAGCGGTTTCTCGACGAGAAGGGGGTCCGGTCGCGTCGGCTTGGTTGGCTGGGGAGCAAGACCTATGACGGCATCCGTCATATCATCTACGGCAATGTTCGTCGCGGAAACTACGGCACATAGCTGCGCACAGAAACCGCCACCAAGCAGAACGAAACCGTGTCAATACCCCATGAGCGCCGCATAACGACATAACGAAAGGTTTATGTCCTATGACGGATGACAATGAAAGCGCGCGCCGCAGCCTAACGCAGCGCCTGAAGGATAGCGCAGCAAGTGCGGCCCGCCTTGTAAAGTCGGTAATCCAGTTCGACGCCTTCGCCAAATTCAAGGCCGGCAGCACCGAGATTGATTTCCGTCTGAGTTCCGAATAGCGCCGCCATTTGTTCGTACGTTGCCCACACCGTGTCGCTTTCAAAATCGATGGGGCGCCGGCGATTATTAAGCACGTGGCGAACATCTATGGCGAGGGTGAGGTGGTCCGTGAGGGAACCACTTCCAAAATGGAAGTGGTTCGCAAGGAGGGCGGCAGAGACGTTAGGCGTTCTTTGGAACACTTCAATCTCGACGTGATACTGGCCGTTGGTTATCGCGTCAGCGGGAAGAAGGCGACTGAGTTCAGAAAATGGGCATCGGGCATTCTGAAAGGCTACATTCAGGATGGCTACGCACTTAATGGGCGCCGCCTAAACTCTGACCCCGCCGCACTCATGAAATGGGAATGGGGATAATTCCCTAGAAGATTGATGTAGGCCGGGGCGGAGGAATTGTTCACTTCCCGAACCACGACACTAGGCTCAGCACCGGATGAGCGAACCTCGCCATCTGCCATGACGTCCCCCACTCCATACGCTTGAACAGCCACCATATGCGGAGCCGCCAGAGCATCTAGTACCTCGCGCTTGAAACTGTCTGCATGGCGAAGTCCAGAAGCTCGTGCCGGTTGCGGAACTCGTGGACTTTGAGACCGTCGACCATGAGTTCATACTTCGGCGTCCGACCGTCTTCGGCCATCGTTACGCGGATGTAGACACGTTGCTGAGACACGCTATCGCCTCTTCCATTTCAGGAACTCGGCCCCCTCTTCGGGATCGCCGAAACACTGCACCTTGCCCGTCTGCGGATCGATGACGGACAGAATCGCCGCGCCGTGGTTCGATTGCGCAAAGCCGTTCACGAGGGCGTAGCGGTCTCCCATCTTGTACCCGGATATCTGCGCCAGCCATGCCCGCGCCTTCTTCTCCGGGAACTCGATGTCAAACAGGCCGTAGCTGTGAATATGGCCGGTCACCCACAATGCCGCGCCCTCGCCGAACTTGGCGTCTCTCAGCGTCCCGTGGGTTGGGTTGTAGATCGACGTCCCCTTGCGGCCGTGCGCTGCGTCTATGCGCGTCTGAGACCCGTTCTTGTGGATAAGCGTGAACTGTGCCCGCCAGTCGATTACGGGGATCTGGTAGGCACCAAGGGACTTGTAGAACTCGGTCCCGCCGTTCCACTCGTCATGGTTCCCGCCGAGCCACAGAAGCCATTTGATGCCGGCTTCCATCATGAACCACGTCGCGAGCCGCTTCTCGGTCTTGTGCGAGATGTCGGCTTCCGCCCACAGCCGGGCAAGACGGCCAGTCCACGGAAAGTTGTCGGTGGTATCGCCGATGTTCCCTGCGTAGACGCCATCCTGGCGGGCGATGGCGATATGGCTTTCGAGGAGCGGCCAATCGCAATGCACGCCCAAGTGCGGATCGCCGAACCAGATGATCCCGTATGGCTTGTCTTCATTGACCTTAATCGGGAACCACTGGCGGGCGCTGATGGCCTTCTGCGTCCGCTCGTGGGCCTTGCGGAAGCGGTTGAGCAGGTCGTCTATCGGCTCTTCGTCGTCGCCGTCCTTGACAAAACTCGGGAACTCGACGCGCGGGGTTTCCGTGATCCCGCGCCTCTTCGCGTGGTTCAGGCGGTTCGAAAGCGTGCTCCGCTGGATACCGAGCGCGGCGGCGGCTTTCTTCTGCGATCCATGCTCGCGAACGGCGGCGAGCGTTTCGCGGATTTCGGCGTCTGACAGGTCGTTCGCAGCCATGACGAGCGCTCCCTCTCGCCCGCCCCTACTTCGGCTTCTCCCCCACTGCCTCGGGGAGGGCGACCTTCAGGTATTCATGCACCTTGCCAATGGGCGTGTAGAGGGCAATGAACGGTAGGCCGCGAGCGCCGGCTGTGGTGATGCCGATCAGTTCATAGTCGCCGGCTCCGTTCTTGCGATAGAGCCCGCCGCCGGAGTTGCCGCCCGTTATGTCCGGGGTGGCGCGATGGTATTCCTGGCCTGGCTTGTCGAAGTCGGAAACCTCGATGACGCCGAACAGGCCCTCCGTCACCGTCAGGCTCCAGCCGAGCGGGTAGCCGACGGTCCAGACATCCTCGCCCATCTTCAGGGCTGGCTTGGCCGGGGCGAGCTTGGCGACGCGCTCGAAAAGGGTCTGCTTGTCCTTCAACCGGAACAGACCGATATCGGCGCCGAAGAAGAGGCCGTGCACGCGGGCGATGTAGCGTTCTTTCTTCACGAGCAGATTGTCGTGGTAGACCGGGACATCGGCGAACTGGTCCTCATTCTGATTGGAAACGCAGTGCTTGGCCGTCAGGATGTAGGTTGCCACCTCTCCGGACTTTTCGTCGCGCTTGGACCAGACGACGGTGCCTGAGCAATTGCCGTTGAGTTGGACCGTGGGCGAGAACATCTGCTGCTGCATCTTGTCCAATTCTGGACCCGAGGCGGCGAACACATAGGAATGGGCAGACACCATCAGCACGATGCCGATGACGAGAAGAATCCAAGGCTTGGGAGACATGTGGCTGTTCCTTGTGGAGAGGAGACGCATTTACTTGGACGGGAACTTCGGGTCGTCGCGCCAGCGGCGAGCGGCGCGGATGACGCCCTCGCCGATCACCATGGCGCACAGGCCCATCGCGTAACCGACCCCGCCCTCAATCCCCTGCGATCCCACGAAC